GGAAGGTACGCGCTACCCTGAACAGCAGGAGTTTTTAGCCATATGAGCCAAGTCATCCAGACCGCCAGTGTTTCAGCGCCAGGTTTCTTTGGGCTGAATACTCAAGACTCGCCTTTGGATTTGGCGAGTGGCTTTGCTTTGGTGGCAACAAACTGCATCATTGACCAGTTTGGTCGCGTTGGATCGCGTGAGGGATTCAGTCGCGTTAACGCTTCTTCTGGTAATTTGGGCGCGAATGATGTCACTGTCATACATGAGTTGGTTCAGGCTGACGGGACTCTGACAATCCTTTTTGCGGGGAACAACAAGCTGTTCAAGCTGGATGGCTCAAATGCTGTGGTTGAGTTGACCTATGGTGGTGGAGGTACTGCCCCAACCATCACAGCAAGTAATTGGTCTGTTGCCTCACTAAACGGCATCACGTACTTCTTTCAAGAAGGCCATGACCCTTTGATCTTTGATCCAGCGGTCAGCACAACCACATTTCGGCGCGTAAGCGAGAAATCTGGGTATGCAGGTACTGTGCCATTGGCGGACATCGTTATCTCTGCTTACGGGCGTTTGTGGGTGGCAGACACAACAACCGACAACGTGACGATCACATTCTCGGATTTGCTGTCTGGACACATCTGGACGGGTGGATCGTCTGGATCGCTGAACATCAATACAGTGTGGCCCAACGGGGCAGACAACATCACAGGTCTAGCGGCTCACAACAACTTTCTGATCATTTTTGGTTCGCGTCAGATTTTGGTGTATCAGGGCGCAAACAACCCGGCAGGGACATCACCTATCACGTTCTTGTTGGCTGACTCTGTGGGCGGCATTGGGTGTATTGCCCGTGATTCCATCCAACAGACGGGCAAGGATGTTCTCTTTTTGTCAAACTCTGGTGTTCGCAGTTTCGCGCGAACCATCATTGAAAAGTCTTTGCCTGTTGGAGACTTGTCCAAGAACATCCGAAACGACCTGATCCAGATTGTTAACGGCGAGGTCAAAAAGAACATCAAGTCGGTTTATTCAGAGACAAAGGCTTTTTACCTGCTGACGCTCCCCTCTGTGAGCGAGGTTTATTGTTTTGACACTCGTGGTCAGCTACAAGATGGCTCTTTTAGGGTGACTCGTTGGGATTCGATTGCGCCTACTTCATTGCTGTCACGGCGTAATGGTGATGTTTTGCTTGGCAAAAACGGGTTTGTCTGTAAGTACGGTACATACCAAGACCACACCAGCCCATATCGGTTTATGTATTTCACAAACCATGCGGATTTGGGTAACCAGAACGTAACCAGCTTGCTCAAGCAGATAAAAGTTATTGTAATTGGCGGCACAAATCAGTCTGTGATTGTTAAGTTTGGCTTTGACTTTGCTGCCAACTACCAGGCGGTTAGCGCTCAGATTCCCCTTCAGGGTGTGTTTGAGTACGGAACTGCTGAGTACGGTGCGAATGGTGTGCCAGTAGCGGAGTATTCAAATGGTGTGGCACTCCAAACACTTTCTGTTCCAGCAAGCGGCAGCGGTAAAATAGTTCAAACAGGCTATGAATCAGATATTAATGGAGCGCCTTTGTCGATCCAGCGTATTGAGATTCAATCTAAAGATGGGAAGATATCATGAGCAATTACGTACAAAGTACCAACTTCGCCACCAAGGACGCACTGTCCTCTGGTGATCCGTTAAAGATTGTCAAGGGCACGGAGATTAACACCGAGTTCAACAACATCGCGGTGGCGGTTGCAACCAAAGCTGATTTGATATCTCCTACGTTTACGGGAACTGTGACCGGGACTTTTTCGGGCAACGTCACGGGCAACGTCACGGGCAATGCCAGCACTGCCACGGTTCTTCAGACCGCACGAACGATCAATGGCGTAAGTTTTAACGGTTCGACCAACATCACCGTCACAGCCGCTGCGACCAACGTAGCAACGCAGCTCTTATCCCTTGGCGTGGGCACTGCTGCATCTGGTACAACTGGAGAAATTCGAGCAACGAACAACATCACTGCGTACTATTCAGATGACCGTTTAAAAACCAAACTTGGCAACATTGAAGATGCATTGGGCAAGGTCAACAGCTTATCGGGCTTCTACTATGAGGCCAATGAAGTGGCCCAAGCGTTAGGCTATGAGGTTCAGCGTGAGGTTGGTGTGTCTGCACAGCAGGTTCAGGCAGTCCAGCCTGAGGTGGTGGCGCCAGCGCCCATTGACGACAGGTATCTCACAGTTCGATATGAGCGTTTGGTTCCCTTGCTTATTGAAGCAATCAAGGAACTTGACGCTAAAGTGAAAGCGTTGGAGGCTAAATAATGGCACTCCCAAGTTCAGGCACGATCACTTTCTCGCAGATTAACGTAGAACTGCAAAAGTCGTCTACGGCTGCAATCAGCCTTGACGATGCGGATGTTCGTGCGCTGGCTGGAGTGCCTTCCGGTGCAATTTCCATGAGCGACCTGTACGGGAAATCCCGTTTCATCATTGCCTCTGGCGGTTCTGAAACAACCTACTCATCCGGCGGGCAGACCTTTAAGGTTCACACATTTACCTCTGGCGGCACGTTTAGCGTCAGCAATGCTGGCACTTCTGGGTTTAACGGCATCGACTACTTGGTTGTGGCTGGCGGCGGTGGTGGTGGCTTTGGCATCAATGGCGACTTCGGCTCTGGTGGTGGCGGCGGTGCTGGCGGCGTTCTCTCTGGCACGACAACACAATCTGCTGGTTCCTTCACGGCGACAGTCGGCGGTGGCGGCAGTGGTGCTGCCTCTGGTGGCGGTAATGGCAGCAATGGTAGCAATTCTTCCATCTTTGGATTAAGTGCCACTGGTGGCGGCGGTGGTGGCGGTGGCTTCTCTGCTGGTAGCTCTGGTGGCTCTGGCGGCGGTGGCGGTACATCTAACGCTCCAGGTGCTACTGAATCAAACGTCCCCGGTGGATCTGGGACTTCTGGACAGGGAAATGCTGGCGGCAACGGCGTAAAGTCTGAAGGCAACTCTGCCCGTCAAGGTGGCGGCGGCGGTGGCGCAGGTGCAGTTGGCACAACAGCCTCATCCACTAGCGGCTCTGGAACTGGTGGCGCTGGTATTTCCAACTCCATTCAAACTGGATCATCACAGACTTATGGCGGTGGCGGTGGTGGTGGCTCAGTCATTGATGCACACTCTTCCGGTGGTTCTGGCGGTGGTGGCCGTGGCGCATTTGGAACTGGCGGCACGGCAACGGCTGGGACGGCAAATACGGGCGGCGGTGGTGGCGGTGGAACATCCAACGGGCCACAAAACGCTGCTGGCGGTGGTTCAGGCATTGTGGTGGTTCGCTACCGCACCGCTTAAGCAAGAGAACAGCATGATCACACACCACTTTAGCGATGGACTGTATGCCAAACAAGCAGTAATCCCTGCTGGCACAGAAGCATCGTTTGAGTGTTCTAAGTGCGGAGCCTGTTGTAGAAAAATTAACTGCCAGCACATAACTGATGACAATCTGTGCAGCATTTATGAAACCCGACCTTTGGTGTGCAATATTGAAAAAGGTCACGAGGTTTTCTTTTCTCACATGAGCAAAGAAGATTACTACCGAGAAAACAAACGGATTTGCATAATTTTGCAAGAGGAGAAATAAGATGGCGATTCCAGCACTTATCATGGGCGGCGCTGCTTTGTTGGGAGGCGCTTTGGCGGGTCGTTCCGCTCGAAAAGCAGCAAATACACAAGCAGACGCTCAACTAGAGGCGGCTCAAATAGCGGCTGACGAGGCACGATTCCGACCTGTCGGCATCACGACCCGATTTGGTCAGTCCAATTTTCAAACAGACGCAGATGGGCGTGTGTCTGGTGCAAGCTACACAGTTGACCCATCATTACGAGCCTATCAAGACGAACTAATGAGATTGGCCGGTGGAGGGCTTGGGCAAGCGTCAATGGCTCAACAACAGTTTGCGCCACTAGGCCAAGCTGCCCAAGGCTTGTTTGGTGCAGGTCAACAATACTTGAGTAGCCCTGCTGACCAGCGCCTTGGTGCAATTGCCAGTGAATTTCTTGGCCCCACCGTTGGATCTGATGAGTTGACATCTTTGGGTCGGCAGTATTTAGCGGAGTCACCGCAACAAGCTGCGCAGCGGTTTATGGCGCAACAACAAGAGTTGCTGGCCCCCACCCGCGAACGTCAGATGGCACAGTTACAACAAGGTCTGTTTAACACGGGTCGTGGTGGCTTGGCAGTGGGTGCAACTGGTGTTCGTCCAAGCGGTGCAATGGGGCTAAGTGCAGCCTCTCCCGAGGCAGAGGCTTACTACAATGCCTTGGCTCAACAAGACGCGCTGTTGGCAGCACAAGCGACCCAAGGCGGTATGGATCAGGCCCGATTTGGTTCTGGGTTGCTGGCTCAAGGTCAAGCATTAGACCGAGGTCAAGTTGGGTTTGGAGCAGACTTGTTGGGCCGTCAAATCGGCATGGATCAAGAGATGCTGCGTTTTGGCGCTGGTTTGTTTGGCACTGGCGGCAACCTGTTGACTCAGGGATTGCAAGGCCAAGTGACGGCTCTTGGCCCGTTTGAGGCGTATCTCCAACAGATGCAAAACATAGAGGGATTGGGCCAGCAAACACTTGATATTGGTTCGGCATTGGGTGGGCGTATCGCCAACCCTAGCGGGGCACAGGCTTTGTTGTCAGGAGGCACAAGCGCGGCAAATAGTCGATTTGCAGCCAATGCTTACAACCCGTTTGCAACAGCCCTGATTCAAGGCAGCCAGAACCCTCAATTCACCAATGCTGTGGGTAAATATTTTACAAGTAGCCAGACCGGGCCTTTCGTTGATGTTGGTGGCTATGGCGCTGCTGGTGCTGATGAACTAGCAAAAATATTCTAAGGAGTAAGACATGGCAACCTCAATCGTAGATACCTTGTTTGGCATATCGCCAGAGCGCCTAGAGCGACAACGAGCAGCAGATGCTGATGCACGTGCTTTGCAATTTGCCAAGCTCAACCCTTTTGAACAGGCGAACTTTGCTATTGGTCGCGGTGCTTATGGCCTTGCTGGAGCGTTAGGCGGCGCTTTGGGCGGTCAAGACCCTGAGTTGCAACGAGTCACCATGCGCCAGCAGATCGCCCGTCAAATCAACCCCAGTGACCCTGAGACTATCAAGCAGGGTATTGTTGCAATGCAGCAAGCTGGTGACACTGAGGGCGCGATGCTGTTGAATTCAGAGTACCAAAAAATACAGGAGAGCGCGGCGTTAGTGGCACAACGTAACGCAGCGGCAAACAGAGAGGCAAAACAATCTGTTCCAACAGACATTCAAGTTGCACGAGAACTCTCCAACTTAGAGACCACAGCCGCTGCACTGGAGGCTATGGAGCCGTCGGTTGAGCGCGACCAAGCGTTGCGCACTATTAACGGTCAGCTTACGAATTTGAGGACTTTGACTGCCAAGCCGGGCGAAAAAGGCCCGTCGTTTGGGGCTGATGCTGAACGTGTGGCTGCCGAAATGTTTGACAATAAAACATTCGGGCAGCTGACACCTGCACAAAAAGCGGCAGTCAACAAACGCATTGATGAAGAAGGAAACCGCCGAGCGGCTTCTACAGCGGCTAAACTTGTTTTGCCAGGTCAAAATGCGCTGGTGGATATACCAAGTTTCCGCGCCAAGGTTCAAAGCACCATTGATCCACAGGCCAAAGCTGTTTTTGCTGCCGACAACGCTTTGACTGCAATTGAAGACTCAATCAACACCAACAACTTTGTTTCTTTTAACGCTGCGCGTGTTCAGCTTGCCAAGGCTTACGGTGACAGCCAACTAAGTCGAGTTGACGTTCAAAAGGCTGGCGGCGACCCTTCTGTATTGGGTGGTTTGGCGGACGTTACTTCTACTTTGTTTACCGGGACACCCACGCTTGATACGCAGAATAAGATCAAGAAAACCTTACAAGCTATCAAGACAGTGGCTACCAAAAAAGCAAATGATGAAATTAACCGTCAGCGTAGGATTGCATTGCGTAGTCCAGGATACGACCCCGAGGCGGTTAATGCCGCGTTGGACTTCCCTGAATTCCAAACCGCCCCGCCTGCTGCTGTTGCGACCCAATACGCGACCAATCCTACGACCAAAGAACGTATCATGTCTACGGACGGCGGCAAAACTTGGAACCCAGTGAGGTAACAGTATGGCACTACCAGCAGGATTTGTTTTAGACCCAGAATCCGCGCAGTCTTCAGGACTGCCTTCTGGCTTTGTTTTGGAGCAAGAAGCGCCAGCAGGCGACTACCGAGTCGAGGCCGCCCGTAAAGGTTTGGCAGGCAGCGCTGGCATGGTATCCGGCGCGGCGAACGTCGTGTTTAACACGCTGTCCAAGATGGGCATCAATCCTTTCGAGCTTGGGATGCGCGCCGCTGGTGCAACCGCGCCGCCGACTGAGGGTGGCGTTGTAGACGCATATCGCACAGGCCGAGAGGCCGTACGAACCCCAATTCTTCAAGCGTTGGGTTCGACTGGCGCTGCGCCAAAAAGCGGTGGTCAACGAATCGTCGCGGCAGGTATTGAGGCGGCAACATCGCCCGAGTCTTACTTGTTTCCCGCTTTGGCCGCGACGCGCCGCACGGGCATGTTTGGTCAAGCCATCTTGCGCCCTACCGAACAGGTCGTTGTAGGCGGAGGGGCAGAAGGTGGAGGTCAGGCTGGCGAGGCGTTTGGTGAAAAGTTTGGCGCTCCCGTAGTGGGTCAAGTGGCTGGTCAAGTGGTTGGTGGTGGCGGGTCTGCTTTGAGCATGGGCCGGGTGTTAAATACCGCGCCTGTTGCAGGTAAGGCATTTGACGTTGCCAAGGTTCAGTGGGACAAAGTGCGCGGGACAATTCCCGAAGATGAACTGCTTAAGGATGTGGACAACCGCATCAGCAACATCTTTATCGCTGCTGGCGCTGCGGACCCTAACTTCATGAAGACGTTGACCGATGCGGCCAAAGCGCAGCAAGGCGTGTCGTTGCGCGCACCAGGTGGCGTTAAGGTCGATATGCCAGTTTCTTCGCTGTTGGCAGACAATCCAGTTATTGACAACTTCATCGCCAGCTTGTCTTCGCGTGACCCAGTGTTTCGCGCTCAGTATGGAAACCAATACGAAGCCGCTAAACAAGCGTTGGTGCAAAACCAGATACGTCTGTTCGGCGACCCAACTAAAGTCACGCTTAACATCCCCGGTCCTGACTTGTCTAAAGTGCAGGCGCGTCGGATTAAGTCACTGGACGAACAGATCGCAGACGCTTACAAAAGCCAGTCAATTGACCCTAATGTGTTCGGCCAGCGCGTAGCGGACTTGGTGGACAAGAAGGCAACCGCAGCATACGCCGAAGTCAAACCGCTGTACACCGAGGCGTTTAACATTGCCAAAACCAATAACGTAGAACTGCCTGCCGCTTCGGTAGACGACATCTACAACTTCGTGGCTGGAGAGCGCTCGTCTGACGTATTCAAGACGTTCCCCTCCATCTACAACCGTGTGCAATCAAAGTTCCGTCCCACGACCACAGAGCCAAGCGCTATCCTGACCGCTGAAGGCGCGCCAATGACGCCCGGTGGCCGCGAGTTTAGTGCCGCGACAATTGAGGACTTGGACTCGCTTAAGCGCGAGATCAACCGTCAGTTGGGCAAAACTAACGAGCCATCTGACATTCGATTGCTGTCTGAACTGAAGCAACGTGTTGGTGGGCACATTGACAGTCTGGACCCTGACTTCGTGACGGCGTATCGCAATGCGGATAAAGCGTACCTGCAAAAAGTCGGCTTGCCATTTGATGCTGCAACGCTTAAAAACGTGGACCGTAAGAAGTTTGTCGAGCAGATTGCACCCGCGATTATCGGCAACAAGTCCAACGTTATTGACTTCATCAACGCAACAGGCCCAGAAGGTACGCAGTTGGCCCGTCAAGCGTTCTTGGACAGCTTTACCAACGCCGCGCTCAAAGACGACGTTTTGAACCCCAAGGCAGCAGCCAAGTGGCTTAAGAAAAACGAAGGCGGTATTTCGTTGATTCCCGGTTTGCGTGATGAGTTACAAGGCGCGACCAAAGACGTACAGATGCTGCTAGACAGCCGCCGTAGGCTTAACACCGACTTCCAGCGTGTGGCAGGTGAGCAAATTTTGAGCAAAGAAGGGATCGGCAGCGCCCAAGATTTGGTCAACAAGATGTATGGTGACATTAATTTCACCAGCAAATTCATGAGCAAGTCGGGGTACGGCGAAAACAAAGATGCAGTTAACGCTGTGAGATCGTTCATGTTGGACGACATCCTTCAGTCTACTGATTCGGTTGCATTGTTGAATGACCGCAATAAAGCTGCTGTGTTTAACCGTGTGTTTGGCCCAACTTACGCGCAGAAAATACAAGAGTTTGCGCTGGTGGCTGACCGTCTAACCCGTGACGTTACAAACGTGCCGTTCAGGGGTGAGACAGTGCCGAGGACGCCTATTGAGCAACTGACTGGCATAGCGCCCGAGCAAATCCTTTCTCGCATCTTTAACCCTGTGTCGGGCGCAACTTACGCCATTACTTCGCTGTTCAGTAAGTTTTGGGCCAAAAAAGCGTCGGAGGCCACTGAGGCGCGTCTCAAAGAACTCATCCTTAACCCAAGTGATGCCGTCAAAGTGTTCCAAGCTGTGCAGCCACGCATTGAAGCGCTAGATCAAAAGAAGATCCAAGAAGCTCTTGAGATCGGGCGCAAATACGGCATTCAGTGGGTCAAAGACGCTGCTGACGACGTGCTATCTGGCGCGGCGCGCGGCGCGGTTCAAGAGCCGCAAGAGTAAGCCATGCTGGCCGAACTCGCCATTGCCAACGCTGCCTTCTCGGTAATCAAGGAAGCTGTGGCCCATTCAGGAGATCTGCTCTCAGCAGGTGATGCTCTATTCAAGTTTTTTGATTCCAAAGCAGAACTCCAGAAGAAAGCCAAGGCCAGCAACGGCTCGGAAAGGGGAGATCTTGAAGCGTTTATGGCGCTGGAGCAGATCAGAAAGAATGAAGAAGAACTTAAAGAGATGATGATCTACCTT